AAACGTGCGAGTCAAACTAGAGAAAAAGAATCTCGAAAAAAAGTTTGGACTCCACCGTCATCTTTAGATGCACCCCCTGCGCCGACAGGATTTCAGCACAGATGGATAAGAGCTGAAAGTTTAGGCTTCCAAGATACGAAAAATATCGCTGGAAGAATAAGATCAGGATACGAATTAGTTAGATCTGATGAATATCCAGATTCAGATTATCCACAAGTTGAAGATGGCAAATACAAGGGAGTGATCGGAGTTGGTGGCCTTTTGCTTGCAAGGGTACCGGAAGAGATCGCCCAGCAACGTTCTGAATACTATGTTAAACAAGGTCAGGACAATGTTGAAGCAGTCGATAACGATCTTATGAAGGAGCAGCACCCAAGTATGCCTATCAATATTGATAGACAAACTCGTGTAACTTTTGGTGGTACTAAGAAATCCTAATTACAGAATTTCTAAAACCAACAGAGTACATTTAAACTTAACAATGTCTAAGGAGGACAACTACTATGGCAAATAAAGACGCTGCGTTCGGTTTAAAACCGATCGGAAAAGTAGGTCAGAACAGAGACAACCAAGGTTTAAGTGAATATAGTATTTTAGCTTCTGCAGACGCTATCTACTTTCAAGATCCAGTAAAAGCTTTAAATTCTGGAACAATTGGAGTGGCAGCAGCAGGTGATGCTTTACTTGGTTCATTAAACGGAGTGTTTTTTACTGACGCTACATCAAGTAAGCCTACGTTCGCCAACCATTTAGATGCTTCTAACGCAGCAACTGATATCGTTGGTTTCGTAAGCGATGACCCTTATGAAAGATTCGAAATTCAATCGGACAACACAACTGCTTCAGAGCAGACTGATGTGTTCATGAATTACGACATCTTGTACACTGCAGGTGATTCAGCTAACTACGTTTCAAAAGTAGAGCTAGATGATTCAACTACAAGTACAGCAAGTGGTCAATTAAAAGTAATAGGAGTTTCAAAAGATCCTGACAATAATGAAATAGGTGCTTCGCACGTAAACTTTGTTGTTAATATCAATGAACACTTCTTGAAACAAACAGCTGGAGTATAAGGAGAATAAACTATGGCAATATCTAGAGGACAACTAGTCAAAGAACTAGAACCAGGTTTGAATGCTCTATTCGGCTTGGAATATAAACGTTATGAGAATCAGCATGCTGAAATCTACACAACTGAATCTTCAGACAGAGCGTTTGAAGAAGAAGTTATGTTATCAGGTTTTGCTCAAGCTCAAGTTAAACCAGAAGGAAGTGGAGTAACTTTTGACAATGCTCAAGAGACTTTCACTGCAAGATATACACACGAAACTGTGGCTCTTGCCTTCTCTATAACTGAAGAAGCAATTGAGGATAACTTGTATGACAGACTTGCTAGTAGATATACAAAAGCATTAGCTAGATCTATGGCGAACACTAAACAAGTTAAAGCTGTTAATCCATTAATCAATGGATTCGGTTCTTTCACTTCAGGTGATGGTTCGGCGTTGTTTGCAACAAACCACCCAACTATCTCTGGTACTGTATCTAATACATTAGCTACAGCCGCTGACTTGAACGAAACTTCATTAGAACAGTCATTAATTGACATCAATGCATTTACTGATGAGAGAGGTCTTAAAGTAGCTGCAAGAGGTGTTAAAATGATTATTCCTTCTGAGTTACAGTTCACAGCTGAGAGATTAATGAAATCTCAAGGAAGAACAGCAACAGCAGATAACGATGTTAACGCAATCGTATCTATGGGTATGATTCCACAAGGTTACAGAGTTAATAACTTCTTAACTGACCCGGATGCGTTCTACATCATTACTGACGTGCCTAACGGTATGAAGATGTTTGACAGAGCCCCAATTAAAACGGCTATGGAAGGCGACTTCGATACTGGTAACGTGAGATACAAAGCTAGAGAAAGATACTCATTTGGTGTATCTGACTTTAGAGGTATTTTCGCATCACCAGGTGCATAATAATTAATTTGAATGAGGCGAGACACAATCTCGCCTCATTTGCAAAATAGAAAGAATTAATCATGAAACAATTCACAGTAAATATTTGGGCATATGACCATTACGCAAAATTTAAAGTCGAATCTAAAGACGACCCTATTTCCCTCGAGCAAGCGATAGTTGACAAACTAGGAGAAAATGCTATAAAATGGGAACATCTTGGAGCTATGTATAGTTCTGAGGTGAACAGAATAACCTATGAGGAGGTTATAAATGACGATGCAACCGCACATCCAGTATCTCTACAACAAGAAGGAGAGTCTGGACCTAAAATGGAAGCAAGAGCATCTTAACGAGGGTAGATATACTCTCAATATGGTAAGGATTGACGACGAAGTTCGTAGAATCGTACAACATATTAAAAAGGCTGAGGCCAAAGAAGCCCACCTTAAAAATAGAGTTGATGCCATTGCTCCACAAGTTTCTGTAGCTACTTAATAAAAAGCTACATCGTTGGAAAAAATCCACTCCACACTACACGCTCTCTTGCACTCTACTAAAAACTAGTATATAAAATATCTACTATACATTTAAGTTTATACAGACGCGTATAGTCGACGGCCTAAAGACTGTGTAAACGTAATTAGGAGGATACAATTATGGCAAATAAAACAACTTTCACCAGTTTCATTAGATCGAACGGTGGAGATCAAACAAGAACAACTTACGCAGGTTCTGTTGCTTTGCAGGCTCAATTTTACTTTCTGCCTACAGCAGCTCAAGGAACTGATGTGCAAGTATCAGCAACTGATACAAGAAAAGTTATTCTTCCAAAGAATGCAGTAATCACTGGTATCTCTTTCAACGGAGATGCAACAGGTGGTACTAACCCAACTATTGATATGGGTTTCACTGATAATGATGGCGGAACAAACTTTGTAGACGTTGATGGTTTAATAAATGAAGGTAATGCAGACGCAGGGGCGGTTGTAACTGTATGGGGAGGAGACTCTACAGCAGGTGCAGCTCTTGGAGACATTGGAAATCCAGCAACAGAGATTATTAAAATCGTTGGTGGTCAAGGTTCTTCAGCAGCTACAGGCGGAACAATTACTGGAATCATTTATTACTATGTAAAAGATCAAGGTAAGCCTGGTGAGTCTACACCAGAGTTAACATAATAAATAATTAGTGTGGGCCTTCGGGCCCACATAATTTTAATAGGAGAAAAACTATGAGTTACATGGGTGATGTAAAATCGAAAATATTTATCGATGACAACGCTTCTTCCAATACATATGTTGCTGTAGCTGCTAGACCGACTTCAACGTTTACTTTAGCAAATTCTTCTTTCGGAACTAATACCGCAAGAAAAATTACTGCAACAACTCTTGGAGATGAGTCTACGATAACTGTTACAATTGTTGGAACAGATGAAAAAGGAGATGCCGCTACTGAAGTAATTAATTTACCAGGATCAGCGTCTACAACTGCTGGAACTACAAATGCGTTTTTGACAATAACTTCTGCTACAGTTAGTGCACAACCTGCAGCTAACGTATCATTAGGAATGACAGCTGACGTATTTGGATCTATCTTTCAAGGTAGAACTAGAGTTAGACAAGCAAACGTAGGTTCAGGTGGAGCTATTGGAAGTGTAGAAGTAAGAGACGCGAGCGTTACTGGAACATCGTTACTAACTTTAAGAACACAAGGAACAGCAGGAGATATTAGCACAGTAAACATTCCACAAGACGGAATTGTTTTTAAAGATGGTGCATATATAACTTTTTCTGAAGCAAATTGTAATTCGGTAACTGTTTATTTTGACGGATAAAGGAGGATAAATGGCAACCTCTGGAACTACGACTTTTGAATCTACGTTCAGTATTGATGATATTATTACTGAAGCGTATGAAAGATTAGGCCGTTTTGATTATTCAGGAAATGATTTAAAATCTGCAAGACGTTCTTTAAACATTATGTTTCAAGAATGGGGAAACAGAGGTCTACATTATTGGCAAGTAAAAAATAATTCAATTACTTTAGTAAATGGTAAATCTGAATATACAATGTTTAGATCACCAACTGATGGAACTTCAGATGCAACTGCAGTTTATGGTGTGGATGATGTATTAGAAGCTGTGTATAGAAATTCTTCTTCAGTTGATTTTCCTCTTACAAAAATAAATAGATCTGCATATCAAGGTTTGTCAAATAAAACTCAAACAGGTGTGCCTACACAATATTACGTTCAAAGATTTATAGATAAAGTTACAATTACTTTATATTTAACACCTGGTTCAAGTGAAGCAGGTAATTTTTTAAATTTCTATTTTGTAAGTAGAATACAAGATGCCGGTAACTATACTAACGAAGCAGATGTGCCATATAGATTTGTACCTTGTATGGTTTCAGGTTTAGCTTATTATCTTTCACAAAAAATAAATCCACAACTTACACAGAATATGAAATTATTATACGAAGATGAATTTAAAAGAGCATTAGAAGAAGATGGTTCACCTTCAAGTTCTTTTATAACACCAAAAACTTATTATCCAAATGTCTAATTTATCAAAAGGAAAATACGCACAATTTATATCTGATCGTTCTGGTCAAGCATTTCCATATTCAGAAATGGTTATTGAATGGAACGGATCAAGAGTACATGTTTCAGAATTTGAAGCAAAGCATCCGCAGTTAGAACCAAAACCAACTACAGCTGATGGACAAGGTTTAAGAAATGCAAGACCTGCTCGAGTTGAACCAGCAACAGAAAGTTTATTACCAAGTGATCCATTTGATATCACTTCAGGAAGTACAACTATATCTGTAAACGAACCAAATCACGGAAGAACAACAGGAAATACTGTTGTATTTAGAAATGTAGATGGTTCACCTGGAGGCCTGGCATATACAGTATTTGAAAATACTGCAGGATTTAGTATAACTGTAACAGATACAAACAACTATACATTTATTTTAGGATCAACGCCTACAGTAACAGGAAAATTTGGAGGAGCATTTGTAACTGCAGGACCAGTTACGTTAACACCATGACTTATTCAGAACTAGTACAAAAAATTAGAGACTATACAGAAGTTGATGCAAATGTTTTAACTTCAACTATTGTAAATGGATTTATTGAAAATGCAGAGTTTAGAATACTTAGAGATGTAGATTCTGATAATAATAGAAGATATGTAACTGCTCAATTAATTTCTGGAACTAGATTTATTGATACACCAGATAATTTATTAGTTATTAGATCTGCTCAAATTGTTAATTCTGATGGAGTGGGTCAAGCAAATAATAGAGAGTTTTTAGAATACAGAGACACCAGTTATATGTCTGAATTTAATTCTGCGGAGTCAACAGGAGTTCCAAAATACTACAGTAACTGGGATCAAAATACAATAGTAGTAGCTCCAACACCAAACGCTACATACACTATTCAGCTAAATTATATCTTGAAACCAACTGGATTATCTAGTACAAATACTACTACATACCTAAGTCAACAATTTCCCAACGGACTTTTGTATGCGTGCTTAGTTGAAGCATTTTCTTTCTTGAAAGGGCCAAATGATTTGTTGCAATTATACGAAGGAAGGTATAAACAAGTTGTTGAAGGCTTCTCGATAGAACAAATGGGAAGAAGAAGACGAGATGAATATCAAAGTGGTGTTCCTCGAGTCGGTGGAAAATAAATAAGGAGAAAAAACTATGGCGATTACACAAGCACTTGCAAACTCATTCAAAAAGCAACTGTTAGACGGTGATCACTCGTTCGCGAGTTCGGGTGGTGACGTTTTTAAAATAGCTCTTTATACTTCCTCAG